CAAATGGGATATTTAGTAGATTAGATGCGTTTATGACGACATTTGGAACGTCTGCCGTTAAAAATATATCAATGGCAACAAAAGAAGTTGAAACTTTGAATCGTGCAATGACAGAAACGGGCGCCCTAACTGCAGGTGGGACAATCGGAGGCGGTCGAGGCGGCAAACGTGGTGGTTTTGGCGAAGAGGCAGCCCGTCATTTAGGAAGAGAAAGTTTTGGTACTATGGGTGCATTGATTTCTCGCGTAATGGCGCCAGAAATTATGATACCTGCTATGGCTGTCGGATTTTTAGGCAAAAGTAGTTTTGATACGGCAAAAAGAATTCAAGGATTAGAAGCAAGAATAAATGTTGCTGGTTATGGAACAGGTTTAGGGCAACAGGTTTATCAACAAGCCATGCAATCTAATTTAAAGGGAGTTTCACCAGAAGTTTATTTAGAATCTTATTCAGATGCATTAACAATTACAAAGAATGCGAAACAAGCATCATTAATGGCACCAGCTATTGCGCAAATGGTAACTGCAAATAAAATTTTATATCAAGGACGGTTTAGTAATCATGATATGCAGCTTTTATTAAGAGCAACTGAAATTAAAACAGGAGGCGCACCTACAGCCGCCAGATTATTGCCTACATTAAATGATATAGAAAAAATGTATACAATGGAAGGAGGTGGCCTTAGAAGCCAAGACGTCGTAGGTTTTATGCAACGCTTTGCTTCATTTGCACCAGAAATGTCAGAACAATCTTTTTTTGCTTTATTACCATTAATGCAATCATTGCGAGGTTCAAGTGTTGGTTCTACATTAAGAATGGGCGCGTCACAATTATTAAGAGGTCAAAACTTTAAAACTGGTAAACAAGCAGTTGAACGATTAGAACGCATGGGAATTATGACAAAAGAAAGAACAGCTAGTGATCCAGAGTTATTACAACAAAATCCCGTGATGTGGTTAAATAAAGTAGTTTTGCCAGCCTATCAAAAAGCTGGAATTAAAGGACAGCCCGCAATTTTAAGAGAATTAATGAAAGATTTTACAGGTACGTTACCAAATGTATTTGGTCAGATTGTAGAGAATGAACAGAAAATTATTAATACTCTTGCACAAAGTAAAGTAGCAATGGGATTTGGAAGTGCATATAATTTATCAATGCAAACTTTGGGAGGACAACAACAAGGATTAGGCGCTTCTTGGCAAAAGTTTGCAGCCGCGTTAAGCAAAATCACATCTCCTTTAATTACTGCAGGAATTGGAGCATTAACAGGAGTATTGGAGGCATTAGCAGCAGTATTAAATTTTATTGCGGGAGGTCCACTTGCAAATTTATTAAATAAAGGAGCTAGTAAAATTAATCCTGCTTGGTTAAAAACAAAAATTACAAACTTAAATCAAATACCATCTTTAAATGTATATTTAGATGGTGAAAAGATTACAAATAGTGTGCACGCTCATACTAACAAACAAGCGAATGCTCCTTTAGGCGTTACGTCTATACTCGGCAATCTTTCTTTCTTTAATCCAGCGCTAGGTACGCCAAATGGGAGTTCATTCTAATGGCTAGTATTATTGATAAAGCATTTGGAAATCCAATCGGGGATGCCGCATTAATTCTAGGTGATGTTATTTTTGGTCATATGGAAGTGCCTGAAACATTAAACTTTGGCGGTAGCCAAGTATTATCTATGCATCAATTGGTCGGTGGTACACGTGTAGTCAATGCACTCGGACGTTCCGATGAAGACATTTCTTGGAGTGGTTTTTTCTTTGGAGAAGCTGCATTTGAAAGATCGCGCGCATTGGATTTTATAAGAACAGAAGGCATTAAAATAGAACTGATTTTTGGAGAACTTATTTACTTTGGAATTATTAAATCTTTTCATGCTGATTTGCAACGTTTTTATCAAATTCCTTATTCCATCGTATTTACTATTATTGAAAATTTATCAATTCCTGTACCATTTCCTACACCGAATGGTTATAACGATGCAGTCAATGACGACATGACGGGTGTGGCGGCAAATACGCCAACGGTTGATAATCCACAATTAACGAGTGCAGTTAATTCATTACAACAATCTATTAAAAATGCAGGAAATTTAGGAAGTGCAACACCGCAACAATTAATTAATATTACAACTAATATTCAAGCGTGCCAAGCGATTAACGATAGTATTATTAATACTTTTTTGGTGATTAACTAATGTGTGAAATATTAAAATTTGATAATCCATATACCGATAGTATAGCTATTAATAAGCTGAATGCTTCATATGAAATTAGTTTTGCACTCGATAGAATGTACAAAAACATTCTTCTTGTTAATAATGGAGTTAATGCTGATCATGTCAATGTAAGTAATACAACTTTATTTCAAGTCGCCGCTGATCACTATGCAGATGCTACTTTATGGACATATATAGCGCAGGTCAATAATTTAACGGATTTTTATATTACTTCGGGCATAACACTAACAATTCCACCAAAACCCAATGACAATGTAAGGTTCGGCACATGATAAATGCAGGTGGTTTTAATGAAAAGAGAGTAGGAGCAATTGTGACGCTCGATGGTAAATTTTTGCCATGGATTTCGATAAGTGTTACGAATAAAAATTATTATATATCCGATTCTTATCAAATTAAATTATCGCTTTATAAAGATATTTTATTTAATCTTAATTTTTGGGCGAACATCGCACAAGGAGAAATTAAGATTTATATGGGTTATCCACCCGTCATTAAATCATTTACCACAGAAAATTTAGAATTGGTATTTACAGGTGTTATAGATGTCATTGATATAGATGTTGTACAAGGAATTGTAACATTAACAGGCAGAGACTATTCATCGTTATTAATTGATAAAAAAATAACACAAGCATTTGACAATCAGACTGCTTCAGAAATTGCCACAAAATTTGCTACTGAGAACAAACTTACACCCGTTGTTACAAAGACAACTATTCCAGTCGGCACTTATAATAACAGTTATAATCAAACAATAAATAGTGTAACGGAATGGGACTTTTTAACATTTTTAGCACAGCAAGAGAAATTTAATTTATATGTAATGAATAAAGAATTACATTTTGAACCAAAAGTTGTAACTACACGGGTTCCTTTTATTGTACATTGGAAAGAAGGACACTTTTTAAGTACATCACCTGTTTCAAATGTAGAGCAACTTACATTGAGCCGTACATTGACATTAGCGCAAGACGTTGAAGTAAAAATACGTTCTAATTCTATTGTAACAGGAAAAAGTTTTATTGCTACAGCAACATCTAAGCACATAAAGGGCGCTCCGATTACTAAAAAACAAGCGTATGTTTATTCATATCCGAATTTATCGGTTTTGCAAGCAAAAGCTAAAGCGCAGTCGTTATTAGCAGAAATTACCCAACATGAATTTTTGTTAACAGCAACATTGCCACCAGATTTTACATTAACAAAAGTTACACCGATTAAATTACAAGATACTGAAACGCCTTTTGACCAATTATTTTATTTAGATACTATTACAAGGAGTGTCAGTATAGATGGGGTCACAATGCAAATAGAGGCAAAAAACCATGATACAAATACACAAATAGCAGAAGTTTAAAACAGAGAAAATAAAATGTTAAAATTAAATAAGCCTGAGAAAAATTATAATAAATATAAAAAAACAGAAGCCGATATATTTCCTATTGACGATTTATGCAATGACATAAAGATGACAATATTTTTATATGTTGAAAATTCTACATTATTTAATTTAATGAGAACTTCAAAAGAGATATATGCATTATTAAATACACGTCATTTTTGGTTTTGTAAGTTATCGATAGCATTCAAATTAGATTTTAGCCCATCACAACAAAAACTTTTAGATCCAAAAGCAGATTTTATGTTTTTATTTAAAGAAAAAAAACAACAATATATTTCAGATGATCGTTATTTAACGAGCCCTCATAAATGTTATGGAAAATGTTATGGGAGATGGGCAGAATGATGAATTTACCGCAAGAAATTAAAAAAGAAATATTTTATTATTTGCCTATTCCTACTTTGTTAAACATGATGCTCGTATGTAAAGAACTTAATTCAATTACTAATACCATGGATTTTTGGTTTAATAAATTATTAATAGATTTTAAAATTTCTTTTTCAAAGAGAGCTAAAGCATTAGTTAATCCAAAGCATGAATATGCCAATTTCTTTAGTATTTATAATTTGAATCCATTACCGTTACCGTATCCGGATATTTTAGAACGTTGCGAAGAAACGAACAAAACGTGTAATTGTAATATCTATTATGAATTTAATAATTATTTAAGATATGGGAGACATTTTGAATGATTGAAAAATTATTAAACCAAATGCGCGTGCACGCCAGAATGGCAATGTCCAATGTGGCATATACGCGTATGGGGACGATTAGTAGTTTTGACCCCATCAATTATTATGTGAAAGTTATTTTGGAACCGCACGACCCAATGGAACCTAACACCTCATTAAGTGGGTGGTTGCCTTTACTATCACCTTGGGTAGGAGGAAATTGGGGCATGTTTGCGCCACCAACGATTGGGGCGGCTTGTGCCGTACATTTTAGCGAAGGCTCTTCACAAGGCGGCTTTGTTTCATTGTTAACTTTTAATAGTTCATTTAGGCCTTTGGCCGTAGATGCGGGTGAGTTCTGGTTAGTGCATCAAACGGGTAGTTTTATTAAATTAACTAATAATGGCAATATAGAAATTTCAGCCAATTCTACAGTGAATATTAATGCTGAAAATGTTAAAATAGGTAAATTAAGTGCAGGTAATTTAATGAAATTATTGAATGAATCTGCTGCTACCGTTTATAACAGCCATACGCACCCAACGCCTAGCGGTACCAGTAGTCCTCCTACCCAGCAAATGATGTCTGCTGATATGACACAATATACTGAGGCGAACTAATGGAATTTTATCAGTTCTTTAATGATGATTTAGTATTAAATCAAAATGCCACATTACGGATAGCCGATGGTGCTGTGGAAGCACAACAACGAATTTATAGACGTTTATTAACGGCAACGGGCAAATACATATGGCACCCATTGTATGGAGCAGGGCTCCCTACGTATATAGGCCAAAATTTAACGCCAGCACTGGCTAGGCAACTTAAAGGAATAATAAAGACACAAATGTTTTTAGAAGCAACGGTTGAAAGAAATCCTGAGCCGATTGTTACATTAGCACAAAAGGACAATAATATAATTTGTGGAATATCGTATGTGTATGCGCCATCGAAAGAAACGTATACATTATCATTTAGCATTACGGAATAAATATTATGCCAGTACCTTTTAAATCATATCAAACATTAGTCAAAGACCAAGTGGTTGCCGTTCAAGGCAGCAGTATAGTTCCTTTAGATTTTAATGTGGGGACTCCTGAATTAGCTATTGTTGAAGCTAACGCTGCGATGGGAATTTTTTTAGAATTTTTAGCCAATGCTATTTTGGCATTAGCCAGGGCTGCAACAAGCCAAGGTACCGATTTAGATTCCTGGATGGCACAATTCCAATTTACACGACTTCCAGCAATTGCTTCCATAGGTAACGTTACGTTCTCACGTTTCACAACAACTACATCGGTAACAATTCCTGTGGGCTCTTTAGTAAAGACAACCGATTTTAGTTTAGAATTTACGGTAATTGCCGATACGACTAATCCTAACTTTTCTCCTTCTTTAAATGCTTATGTCATGAATGTAGGTATTGCCAGCACATTAGCTAGAGTGCAATGTAGTACACCTGGTGCTATTGGGAATGTAGGTGCAAACCAAATTACCTTTATTTCCAGTCCTATCGCCGGAGTAGATACAGTTAATAATGCAATGGAATTTACTAATGGAAAAAACGCCGAAAGTGATGCGGCCTTTAGGGCACGTTTTGTATTATATATCAATTCACTTAGTCGCGCTGTTTTGCTGGCATATGCTTACGTATTGGCTTCTATTCCACAAATCACACGTTATAATGTTGTAGAAAATAAAAATTTCAGTGGTGGGATCCAAGAAGGATATGTATATGTTGTAATTGACGATGGTACAGGTTCTCCGCCTTCTGGATTATTAGCCCAAGCTACGGCAGCTGTCCAATCAGTACGAGGATTGGCGATTCATAATGATGTATTTGCTCCTATACCTTTAACTATTAATTTTTTATTCGATTTAATAATTAGTCCTGCGATTACACAAGCTGCTATGACTACATTACTAACCAATACATTAACGACCTATATAAATGCATTTCCATTTAATTCTATTTTAATTTATACAAAGCTTTATGAAGTCATTTATAATGCGTCCGGTTACATTTTAGAAGTAAGTAATCTTTTAATAAATGGTGGTACTGTCGATATTGTAGGCGGTGCAAATGACGCATTAATTATAGGCACTGTGTTAATAGGATATATTTAATATGGCAACCGGTGATGTTCAAAACTTTATTGACCGATTAAAAATTGTTTTGCCGCCATGGTTTGGAGAAAGCATTCCATTATTAAACGCGTTCCTGACCGGTTTTGCTACGATGGATGCGTTTATCTATAGTATAATGACATATGTTGAATTGCAGATGCGTTTACAAACTGCAACGGATGATAACTTAGATATTATTGCTTGTGATTATTTTGGAAACTTATTATTTCGCGCCCCTACAATGACAGATGCGGCGTTTATGAATTATATCCAAGCTACTTTATTAGAAGAAATGGCGACTCGAAAAGGAATGATCCATGCCATTACTGTTTTAACGGAAATCCCTCCCATTATTTGGGAACCATGGGACGCAGGTGGTAATGCAGCGTATAATATACCCGTATGGGGCTATAATACAGGTGGATCCTATGGCTCAAACATTCCATACAATTTTTGGATAAATGTTTTTGTAATAGGCAACATAATGAATAATTATGGTGTTTTTGATTTTCCCACGTGGGGTTATAATCAAAGTGGTCCGATTATTAATGGCGCTTACGGTAATTCAAGTTTATATAACTATACATTAACGTACGATGAAATTTTAGCGTTAATTAATAGAATTAAGGTAGGGGGCACTGTCCCTCATTTAACAGTAACTTATTTATAATTGGAGCAAAATAAATGGCTGATAGAACAATTGTGTATATTAACGAAGTGCCTTTTGATGTCGATATATTATTAAGTCAAAAAAATTATTTAGAAGCTATTGCAGGATATATTGATACCGTTACTGGCAATACAACGTATGTAAATGCTTTAAATTGTATTCCTTCTACTCCGCCGGCATTAACGGTCGATTTAGGAGCAGGCCAAATTTATAGTTTGCAACAAACTGATCCAACGGATTACGGTTCGTTATCTGCGGATTTACGTTTAATTATGCAACAAGGCATATTAGCTGATGCAATAACAGTGGGCACACCAGCACCCATAACGATTGGCGATTCAGTAAAGTATTTAATTGAAGTGGCTTTTCAACAACTCGATGGTAATCAGCAAAATAGAACTTTTTTAGCCGCACCTAGTCAGCTTGTAGATACACAACGTCAAGGATTAGTTTCGGTAATTACTAAAGCTGGCGTTCCAGCACCTACCGGTACAGAAGTAACTCCAACACCTGATGCAGGCTATACAGGTATCTGGGTCATAACAGTAGCGTACGGTCAAACAACCGTCGTTAGTGGTGATATTGTCCGTTATCCTGGTGCGCCTTTCATTCTTGAGAAGTTGCAAGATAAGATTTCTAATGCGACGGCCAGTACAATTTATTTAACAATAGCGCAAGCTGCTGCGACTTACTTAACAATAGTAAATGCTGCTGCGACTTACTTAACAATAGCAAATGCTGCTGCGACTTACTTAACAATAGCAAATGCTGCTGCGACTTATTTAACAATAGCAAATGCTGCTGCGACTTATGTAAAACTTCCACCATTCGGAAGCGCTCCGTATATATTTAATGTTGATAAAAGTGCAGATGAAATTTATGGGGCTGGTGGTAGTGTTATTATTTTTGATAGTATAAATATTAATATAGGTACATGGTATAATGCCGCAACAGGTCGAATCACTCCTACTTTTCCATGCTCAATGTTGTTAACTACTTCTTTAGAATTTAATACTACTTTAGGAGATGCTACTATTTTAATGGGCATTACTAAAAATGGGGGTTCATTCGTTGATTTTTCAACTCTTTTTCTTTCTAGCGCATTTCAAACAGGGGCCGACAATGTTACGACATTAATAGAATTTAATGGAGCTGGTGAATTTGCAGAAGTTGTTATTGTTGTAGGAGGAGTAAACGTTGAGCTTCTTGCTAACAGCGGAACTGGTGCGGTCTTTAAAGGTTTTGTAGTGGTAAACTAAAATTATATGAGTCATAAACAGGTTCCCGCACAATATTCTACATTATTATTATTTAGTAGACAGCCTAGTGGGTTCGTTCCTCCTCCGCCACCTATTGGTAGATTTATATTAACGGAATTTGATTTTTTTATTTTACAGGAAGATGGAAATAAAATATTACAAGAAAATGGGACACCCCCACCTCCTGGTGGTGACTTTGTTTTGACCGAAGGTGGGGACTTTGTCTTACAAGAAAATGGCGATTTTGTTCTTCTAGAAAGTGCGATACCGCCCCCACCACCGGCAATGGGTTTTGTCTTAACGGAAAGTGGTGATTTTGTTCTGCAAGAAAGTGGTGATTTTGTTCTTCTAGAAAATACTGCGCCTCCTCCAGTAACAGGTTTTGTATTAACTGAAGATGGTGGTTTTGTTCTTCAAGAAGATGGTGATCAAGTCCTTGTAGAAAGTGGTATTGTTCCTCCTCCACTACCAATCTTTGTTATCTTACAAGAAGACGGGTTTAAAATTTTAGAAGAAAATTTATTAGATATTCGTTTAGAATAGAGATTGATAAGGTGGATTAGATATTTTATTGCGCGTATAATTGCATTATAATTTAGGAGCAATACTTATATATTTAATTATTTTTATAAGGTAAAAACATGGCTAATTTAAAGATTTCAGAATTTGCGGTCCCAGGTTCAATTAATGGAGATGCCATTATGCCAATGGTGCAGTTAAATGGACCGGATTTAATAGACTATAAAGTTACTTTTAGTCAAATTGGGACTGCGTTGACCACTTCCGGCACACATCCTACTTTCTGGATTGGCGCGATTCCATCAACACTCGGTGCTATTCGATATGTAAAAATCGGCAGAACTGTTACTTTATTATTTCCCTTAATTTCTGTTAACACTACATCGGTCAATCCTATTACTGCACAAAGTAATCTTCCCGCATTATTATGGCCTTTAAGTCAGATATTAAATCCTATTACCGCTATTATTAATAATACATACGCCAATGGACTTATAAATATTTCAGACATTGATGGAAGTATTAGTGTTTATGGAACGGCCGCTGGGACTCCTTTTCCAAGTGGTCAAATATGTGGGTTTGCTGTTCAAACAATAACTTATATTTCAGCGAGTTAATTATGCCAGATTTAAAAATTTCAGAATTTGCAATTCCAGGTGCATTAAACAATGATGCTTATTTGCCTGTAATCCAATTGGTTGGTTTTAATGAAACTAATTATAAAATTACTTTAGATCAATTAGCTACACAGATGGAGGCCAAATTAGGTGTTCCTGTTTATGTTAAAACATGGGACGCGAATGCCAATGTTCCTGCGTTAGTAAGCTCTATAGGTACAACTACTACTATTTATGTTGTCAATGTAGCTGGAAGCACAACATTAAATGGTATTAGTAGTTGGTCAGTTGGAGACATCGCTTATTTTAATGGCTCTGTATGGTTAAAAATATTAGGAACTACTTCGTTAAGTGGTACAGCTCCAATTACATATAATGGCACTACTGGCGCAATGGGGTTGGATTATAATACAACCAATTTAAAGATTACTGCAAGTCAGTTAAATACAATTCAAGATTTAGATACATTTTCTACACCTACTTTTGCAGAGATTGTTCAAACTGAGTTTTCTGGACTTACTGGAACCATTCCATTTTTTCAAGCGGATGGAAGTCTAGAAGTGAGCACAACTTTCGGCTATGCGGCTACCTCTTTTGGTATTGGCGTTGCACCTGCTTCTATTAATTCAAAATTTCAACATCTTGGAACGTATGCAGTTGGACATACGACCGTAAGCGCATCTGCTGCAACTAGTTCTTTAAGTGCATTTATTATTGGTGTAACTTTAACAAGTCCACAAGTTACTATTACACTCAGTACGAGTGATAACGTAGTAGGGCGTATGTATGAGATTAAAGATCAAGCAGGTACAGCAAATACGACCCCTATTATTATTTCTCCACAATCTGGAACAATTGACGGACAATCGTCGCTTCAAATAAATGCTAATTATGGCATTATGAGAGTATATAGCGATGGTACAAATTGGTTTACGAGGTAAAAGAACATGAGTGACAATACCTATAATGCTTTTGGGAATCCAACTTTAAATTATAAAGTAAAATCGACTGCTATTAGTGCTACATTAACAGCACAAGATGCATTTAGTATTTATTTAGTAACTAATTATGATGTAACGATTACATTACCAACAGTAGCATCAGTTTTTACTGGTTGGAGTGCTGTTATTAAGAATACGAGTGTCGATACAATTACTATTGCGAATTCATCATTAATTGATGGGGCTTCATCTCTTAGTGTACCTGCTAATGGCTCTATTCAAGTAGTCATGACAGGTTCTACTTATAGCTTAAGCGTTCCTTTAGTTAATTCTTTTACTGGAACCCATGTGACAGCATGGTCTGGAGCATGGACAACCCCTCAAATAAATAATGTTAGTTATGTAAAAATTGGAAGAATAGTTATTTTAAGCATTCCATTTTTGAACGTAACGGCAAATGTTGCAGATGCTTTATATATGGGCGTCGCTTTACCTGCGTTTTTATTGCCAAGTCAAATATATAATATTCCAATTTCTGTTCTAAATGTTTCATATTCAACAGGTCTTTTTAATATAACCACCGTTGGCACTAATATTACTATATATGGCACTAGTGGAGCTGGAAATTTTACAGCAGGGCAGGCCGCTGGATTTGGTGGTTGCGCAATTGCATATACGAGCCAATGAGAAATTTATAATATGAGTGACAATACATATAATGCACTGGGTAAGCCCACAATAAATTATAATATAAAAACTACTGGAATTAATATAACTTTAGCTTCTATAGATTCATTTTCTTTTTATACAGTTACTTCTGCTTCTGTAATTGTTACATTACCTCTAGTTTCTTCTGTAACCTCTGGTTGGAATGTCGTCATTAAAAATATTAGTAGTGGTACAATAACAGTAAGTGCGGCAGATTTAATTGACGGCAACTCAAGTATTATTCTTAATACAAATCAATTTTTGCAAGTAATTAATACAGGTTCTACATTTAAAGTTTCGTTAAAATCAGCTCCGGATTTTAATATTGCAAAACTCTCTTTAGTTGCAAATACATTAGAACAAGGACAACCTGCACCAGCACACGTTAAGATTAATGGTTTTGTAGATGCTTTGGTGATTACTTCAGGAACGGCGATGGAATTTTCCGTGCCTATTCCAGGAAACTATAATCCAGGAACAGATATTGAACTTCATTGGGGTTATCAATCTTCAACTACTACAGCTGGTAACTATGATTGGTTAATATCTTATCAGTTTCAAGCGCCAGGAACTGAAATTACTGCAACACCATCAACGGTAACTTTATTATCTGACGCTAATCCCGCTTCTATTCAATTAAAAGATGTTTATGTTACATTGCCTGGTACATCTGTTACTATGGCATATTCATTGAATTTAAAGTTTGAATTAACGGCGCGCCCATCATCTACAGTAGCGCATGTTAGTATGTTTTATTTAAAATACCAATCTTTATAACAGAGGAAGAAATTATGATATTTCATACATATTCATTAAATGATACCTATGTAGAAAATGGATA